GGAGCTCCTCTCCCTTGTCAACGCCCGTTTCGGGGGGTTGTTCACAGAAAGCAGTTTGAAAGCCTACAAGAGCAACCACAAGCTGAAAAGCGGAGCGCCTCTGGGTGTCCCTGCCGGCCTTCCCACAAAGCTTTTTCCGCAGGAAGTGTTCGACTACATTCTTGAAAACTACAAGGGTGTGGGGCATACGGAAATGGCCGCAAGGCTCAATGCCAGATTCGGGACGAACTACACCGTCCAACAGCTCAAGGCATTCTATGGAAACCGCAAGCTGGACAGCGGGCTTACTGGCCGGTTTGAGAAAGGCCACGTCCCGATGAACAAGGGCAAGAAGGGCGTCTGCGCGCCCGGGTGCGAAAAGACCCAGTTCAAAAAAGGCAATCTTCCCGGGAACACAAAGCCGATCGGCTATGAACGTGTCAGCAAGGACGGGTATGTGGAGGTCAAAATTAAGATGCGGCCGAGTCGCCCGGACTGCAACGATAATTTCGTGGCAAAGCACCGGCTTATCTGGGAGAGGCTTCACGGTCCGATCCCGGAGGATTCGGTGGTAATTTTCAAGGACGGCGATAAGCGGAATTTCGACCCGAGCAATCTCGCGCTGATTACTAAAGCGCAGCGGCTCCAAATGACCCGACGCGGCCTGTTCAGCTCTGACGCGGAGTTGACGGAGGCTGGCATTGCCATAGCAAAGGTGCAGACGGCGGCATTTGCCCTTAAAAGAAAGACGCAGAAAAGGAGGACAGCCAAGGAATGAGTACGGCGCATTATTATCGTGAGCCCTGCGCTCTCTGTGGGAAGACATTCTCCAAAAGGGAAATGAACAAGCTCTTGATGGAGGCCAGCCATTTGAGCTGTACCCATCCCAAAAAGGTTTGCTTTGTCTGCGATAATTGCTTGCCGACGCTTCTGGACTATTTAGGGGTTCCGGAACCGGAAGCGGCGGCACATCGACCGCCGACGCGCTGGTGCCGCAAGTGCTATAACAATGTCGGCCAGCGAGCGAGGTTTTGTCCATACTGTGGCGACGAGCTTTTAAAGCAAGAGAAGGCCCAGAAAGGGAGGGTGCAGCCGTGAAAGAGCCAATGAGTCGCGCGGACTTGCCCTATATGTGGAGGCCTGCTGACAAATACATCGGCGTGTGCGCTCGGTGCGGGTGCGAGGGGCTGAAAAAGAGAATGACCGCCATCTACGTCAAAAAGGATAGCGATAGCGCGGTGAAAATTCTCTGCCACGTCTGCGCCGATTGCTATACCGCGTTTCTGGACGAGCTGGGCATTAAGGAGGGGTAGTATGAGTGATATTGACGATTTGATTGCGCAGATCATCGCGGGGCCAAAGCTGACCCCTGCCGAGATGCTGAGGAAAGAGGTTTGCCGCCAGACCGGGCTATCGGAGGAAGAGGTCGAAATCGAAATTGACGAAGATGGCGTATATCGCGCAACGTGCCGACCTGTCCGGAAGATCGAGCGCTTGACGATGAATATTGTTATCGAATAGAAGTGTACTTTACATTTTTCCCGGCAAATATGCAGATTTGGAGGTCAAAATGAAGAAACAGTACAGCGGCGACACCGCCGCCTTTGAAAAGAAGCTCGCTCGCGTCATGGAGCGGCTTGGCGTCGAAAAGTACACCTACGATTGGACGTCAGGCCGCACCGGGAGCAGCTGCTATGTGGAAATGCGCTACGGCGCATCTACGTACCGATTTGAAAACAGCTCGGAAAAGTCCAAGAAGTGCGGCCGAAATCTGACCTACGCAAGCGACCTCTTCGCGGCCGTGGTTTACTCTCTGGAGGGGCTTGCCCGTGCGGTTGAGCAGGGCATTTTCACGCTGGATATGCTTCTGGCGGGAGTACCGGCACTCCCGGAAGCGGTACAGTTCGAGCCGTGCTTTGTGGCGCTCGGCTTCTCGCAGCGCCCGACCTCCGAGGAAGAGGTCAAAGCTCAGTACAAACGCATGGCAAAGGTCATGCACCCCGATCATGGGGGCGACAGCTCCGCGTTTGCCGCGCTGACCGAGAACTACAATACCTGCATGGAGCTGATGAAAGGAGATTGAAATGAACGCTGTTACATACGAGGAGCGCAAGGCCACCTACAAAGCAGCTTTGAGGAAATGGGGTGCTGACGCGCAGACCATGATGGCAATCGAAGAAATGAGTGAGCTGACAAAGGAGATTTGCAAGCTCGGTCGTGGAAAACGCGATTTCAATAGCTTGGCTGATGAAATCGCAGACGTGACGATTATGCTGGAACAGCTGCGGCTTATTTACGATCTGAACGACGCGGTTTGCGCTCACATGGATTCCAAAATCCGCCGCTTGCAGGAACGCTTGGGTATGGTAGACGTTGCCATACGACCCCATAAAGTGGGGGATGGCGGAATCCTGGCAATGCCTATGAAGAAGAACGTCCCGATCGGCCACTCTGACTGGGAGCTTGTTACCTGTCCCATTTGCGGCGCCGAATGCTGGGAATCCGACCTGAGCCGCCAAGCTCAGAAGGCAGAGCCGGGCTTGCGCGTAGCCTGTACGGAATGCGCTCTCCGAGGTGCGGTTTCAGGAGATTCCTCATGCTGATTATCACAGTTCAGGTCAACGCACCTGCAGGGCAGGCCATCGGCATCAAGGAGCAGATCGCCATGGATTTGGAGAAATACGGAGATACCCGCGTGGTATCTGTGGAAGAAGTTACGCCAACCTATCAGCAAATGGAGCTTGGAGGGGTAAGCAATGGGTCGAGGAACGTGCCGCGGGTGCGGCGCTAAAATCCTGTGGATACAGACGGCGGCGGGAAAGAGCATGCCGTGTGATCCGGAAGAGGTAACATACTGGGAGAAGCCCGGTGCTGCCGGCAAGGTAGTCACCCCGAACGGAGAGGTTATCAGCTGTGAGTTCGAGGGCGACCCGGCCAAGGCCACCGGCATCGGCTATGTGTCCCATTTCAGCACTTGCCCGGAAGCGGGGAAGTTTCGCAAAAAGTAAGGCATCAGGGGGTGAGCCAAAATGACGCTACAAGAATTAAATCAGCTCTTCGAGTTGCGGGAACGGCTGGCGAAGGCGCAAGAAATGATAGACGCGCTTCGGGCCGCGGCTTGCCCCGGAGCACAAGTACTTACCGGGATGCCCCATACACCGGGCATCAAGGATAAGGTCGGCGACCTCGCTGTGGAGATAGCCGACATGGACGAGCGCATTTCGTTTCTGGAGGGTGAGATCGAGAGGGTCAAGGCGCCGATCGTGGAGTGGATCAAGACCATCGACAACGACCAGACGCGGCTGATCTTCCGTCTGCGCTTCATGCGCGGGCTTTCGTGGAAAGAGGTCGCTGCGGTCATTGGAGGGCGCAATTCGGAGGATTCGGTACGCATGGCGTGTTACTGCTATCTCGACGAATAAAAGTCGTTCTGGCCTGTTGCAACTCGTTTCTTGCATTTCGTAGACAGAGCTGATAATGTTAAGCTCGTAAAATCCTAAATAAGCCAGACGGCCGCTCCTTCGGGGGTGGCCGTCATTCTTTTGGAAAGGAGGCTTTCGGCTCCCGCGTTTCTCCTTTGCGCGTGGGTCTGGTCTGGGACGGCACCAATCGCCAAACGGCGCCGGCAGCAGACACAAACGAAAAGGAGGAAACCTCTGTGTTTTCAAAGCTGAAAAGCAACTTTCTGAAAAACCCCTCGCTGTTCTATGCCATGAGCATAGCGGCGACATGGGCCAATGCCGGAAGCCTGCTCAATGGCATCACCATGGCGCGCGGCAGCGGCATTGTTCCCTATCTCCTCTGGGCTATCGGTAACACGCTGGCCTGCATCGTGTTCGGCATCTTCGCCCCGGCAATTCCGAAGCTTCGGGAAGTATTCCGAAGCAAGGCCATGAAGATCGTCATGGGCGTCATGTGCCCCTTCCAATGCTGGATCTCCATGAACGGAATCCAGACGGTTTTTGCAGACACGGTACTCGGCGCCAGATGGGGCATCGGCATCGCCCTTGCCTTTGCGGTGTTCTTCGTGATCCTGCTGTATAAATTCGGCATGATCCGAAACGTCCTCACCGACCACATGAGCTGGACGGCGGTCTATGTGATTGTCTTCGGCCTGACGCTGGTCGCTATGGCGACATCACCGGACGGGCTCGTTTCCCTGTCCTGTGGCATGGAGAACATCGGCACAGGCGTCAAAAACTGCGTGCTGCTCATTCCCGGTGCATTCCTGTACCCCTACTACTTCGAGCTGCTGGACTACAACGACAGCAACGAGGATGGTGCCGCAAAAATCAACGTCCGCCGCGCATTCGTCGGCGGCGGTCTGATCTTCGGCTTCTATCTGGTGTTCATTTTCCTCATGAGCATGACGACCTTCAGCCCCGCGCTCAACATCGTCAAGGCTGTGTTGGTGACGCTGATCGCCGTATCCTCGCTGTCCTCTTTCCAGTACAGTATTTATCTCACCTTTGGACGCGGCCTCGGCCTCGCTCTGAACGCGGCGACCGTGGCTCTGTGGCAGCTGCTTATCCCGCTCGGCGTCATGGGCGCATGGACGCTCATGGCCAGCATCCGCATCTACATCGTGGCCGCTGCTATTGCCGCCGCTCTCGTCTGGCACTTCGCCGATCGGAGAAAGGCGGTGAGCGTATGACGCGAGTCTTGGGACGCAAGCAGTCCAGTGACAATGCCAAGTGGCTCGACGCCATGGCGCGCATCGAAGAACTGGTGACCCGCGAAGAGCTCGATAATGCCGTTGCAACGGTCTGTGAGAGCATTCGGGAGACCACGGCGGGTAAACGCATTGCCTTCGCTTGGAGCGGAGGCAAGGACAGTATTGTCCTTGCCAGCATCTGCCGGACGCTCGGCATTACCGACTGCATGTTCGCTCACACGAACTTGGAGTACCCGACCTTCCTCGCTTGGTGCCTGGAGCACAAGCCCGAGGGCTGCGAGGTCGTAAACACCGGGCAGGATCTGGACTGGCTGGCGAGCCGTCAGTCGATGGTCTTTCCGCGCGGCCGCGAGCTGAACAAGTGGTATCAGATCGTGCAGCGCGCCGCATTCACAAAATACTTCTTCGACCACAATCTGGATATGATCCTCGTCGGACACCGCAAGGCGGACGGCAATGTGGTCGGTCCCGGCAACATCATTTCCAAAGGCTCCGGAGAGGTGCGGTATTCGCCCCTCGCTGACTGGCCGCACGAAATGGTGCTGGCCTATATTCACTATCACGGGCTGGAGCTTCCCCCGATCTACGGATGGAAGAACGGCTTCCGCTGCGGCACTCACCCGTGGCCGTCCCGAATGTATATGCAGTCGGTCGACCAAGGATATCGGGAGGTCTACGAGATCGACCCGTCTATCGTGGTAGCAGCTGCAGAAAAGCTGTCCAGCGCACGGCACTTCCTCGAAAGCGAGGTGACCGGCGCATGAAAACCGTGATGATTCCTCTGGCTGATCTGCGACGCCCGGAGCGCAACGTCCGTATGCACACCGACAAGCAGATCAAGGAGTTCCGCCGCTCCGTTGAAATGTTCGGGCAGATCCGCCCGATCGTGGTGGACGAAAACAATGTCATGCTTGCCGGCAACGGCCTGTATGAAACGCTCCTCTCCATGGGGCGCACCGAGGCGGCCTGCTACGTCGTGACCGGCCTGAGCGAGAAAGAGAAAAAGAAGCTCATGCTGGCAGACAACCGCATCTTCGATCTCGGTGTGGACGACATGAACGCTTTTGACAGCTTCATTGCCGAGCTGGGCGACGACCTCGACGTGCCCGGCTTCGATGATGAACTTCTCCGCTCCATCGTGGCCGACGGTGCCGAGGTGGACGACATGATGTCCGATTACGGCGTCATTGACGACGACCGGAAAGAGCAGATCCGCGAAGCCCGCACCGAGTATGAGCGGCAGGAAGCTCAGCACACGGCACCGGCGCAGGAGATCGCTCCCCGGCCCGAGCCTCCCGCCGATCAGCCGGAGGCCGCTGGCAAATTCGTCGTCTGCCCCAAGTGCGGTGAGAAGATATGGCTGTAAAAAGAGCCAAGTCCTCCATGAGCGTCGTCGAGGCGGCGCGAAAGCGAGTGATAAACGTCTTTTCCAACGGCGTCCCGGTCTACATGAGCTTTTCGGGCGGTAAGGACTCTATCTGCATGGCGGATATCGTCTATAAGCTAATCCAGCGGCGGCAGATTGACGCCTCCCAGCTGACGGTGATCTTCGTCGACGAGGAGGCCATTTACGACTGCGTTATTGACATGACGATGCAATGGCGCCGCAAGTTCATTATGGCCGGCGCGCAGTTCCGGTGGTATTGCCTGCCTCTGAAACAGGTCTCCTGCTTCAATCAGCTCACCAACGACGAGAGCTGGATCACTTGGGAGCCGGGGAAAGACGCCTGTTGGGTGCGCAAGCCGCCGTCCTTCGCCATTCGGTCAAGCCCGTATCTGGAGGGCGTCGGCAAGGTCAACTATCAGACCTTCCTTCCCCGTGTGACAAAGGACGGCATCATGCTCACCGGCGTCCGCGCGGCGGAATCGGTGCAGCGCCTCCAGTACATGTCCACGCTCAACCTCGGGCGGCAGGGCATCACCGGCACGAACACCATCTATCCGATCTACGACTGGAAGGACAACGACATCTGGATGTATATCCGGGATAATCACCTGGACATTCCGGAAGCGTACCTCTGGCTGTATCAAAGCGGCGTCAGCCGCCCGGCCCTCCGCATTTCCAACTTCTTCGGCATCGACAGTCTGGCCGGACTGAAGCACGTTGCCGAAACAGACCCCGACCTCTGGGCGCGCATCGAGCGCCGGGAGCCTAACGCCTACATGACCTTGCTCTATTGGGATTCCGAGTGGTACAAGCGCAGCACCCGGAAGCGCACCAAGAGCGAGGGTGAGGATAAGCGCGACTTCAAGGAGCTCTGCCGAAAGATGCTCTTTGAGGACGCCGAAAAGCACTTCACCAACCCGACCACGCAGCGCGTCTGCAAACAGTATCGCCGCTGCTTCACCAAGATAGACGGCATGGCCCGGCCGCGAGACTACCGCCAGATGCATGACGCTCTCGTAGCCGGCGACCCCAAGCTCCGCACATTGCGAGCCATCTACCAGAATGTGTACGGTGCGTACGCTGAGTACGCCAAGAAATTCCGTGTGCAGGAAGGGGGTGAAAGCAATGGCTGAGATGGACCTGTTCGCCCCTCTGTCCTCCCTCCAATGGGTAGACCATGAGAAACTGCACGCCAACAACTACAACCCCAACAAGGTCAGCGAGGATAACCTGCAGCTGCTGGTGCAATCCATCATGACCAACGGCTGGACGCTGCCGATTGTCGTGCGTCCTGATTACACCATCATTGATGGCTTCCATCGTTGGACCGTAGCCGGACGCGAGCCGCTGCGCACCAAGCTCGGCGGACGTGTACCCGTGGTGATCGTCGCCCATGAGGACGAGTCCGAGGATATGTACGGCACCATCACACACAACCGCGCCCGTGGTACACACCTGCTGGAGCCTATGAAAGCCATCGTGAAGAAGCTGCTCGATGATGGCAAGACCGTCAAAGAGATAGGCAAGCAGCTGGGCATGCGCCCGGAGGAAGTATTCCGCCTGTCGGACTTCTCCAAAGAGGAGTTTATCAACCTCATGGCGCAGGGCAACACATATAGCCGTGCTGAGATACTCACGCGGGTATGATACGCAGACACCGCAGGAGCACCGTACAGCCCCGCAGAGAGGCGGAGCACTCGGGCATAGGTTAACACCGGTCTGACAGATGCGCAGCTCTACGGGGCAGGAATGGGCGTTGCAACAGGCTCAAAAAGGTACTGTGACGACCCCACCCCAAGCGTCGCGGGCGCGTCGACCCCGAAAAACGCTCAGTTACCAAGGGGAAATTTTAGCATTTCGTTTCCTGCGTAGGAGGGAGGTGAAGAAATTTGGAGCTAATTTCAGATGAAACCACCGTAAATACAACCGAACTTGCTGTCATTCTTGGGCTGACCGCACGCAGGATTAGGCAACTTGCGCAGGATGGCATTATTTCC